AAAATTTCAGATTTAACTGTTGGAAGATCACTCTCATAAATTGGAGTTAGTTTGTAATATAAAGATCTTGGAATATTTCCATTGACTGTCAAAGTTGCGGTAGCACCAGATGTTCCTACTTTTCCAAATCTCGTTAATTCGAAGACATTACTGTCTTTTGATTTATCCCATTCTTTGGTAAATTTTTCATCTGTGTATAATTCAAACTCAAAAGCAGAGTACGTTGTTCCTTGTTTTACATAAGAAAGTGACCCATCAGATAAATCAAACGTTACTGTTGAATTCTTGTAAAGTTTAATCTGTGGATTTACTGGATTAATAGTTCCATACGATGCACTTGTTATTCCTACAACATCTGGTTTAGGTTTGACAGAATCGTAATAGGTGTTCGATAGTTTGATAGTATTGTCATCAACCCTAACAATATAGTACATACTATCACTGGAGAGTCCAACTGAAGATGAATCAGATGTGTGTATAATCTTATCTCCAGTCTTAAATCCGTGAGATGCAATTGTTATTTCATTTGTAGTTGTATTAACCCCTGCAGTAACAAATCCAACTGGATTGACAACTAACCTTCTATTAAAATCGTTATATTTTAATGTTAATGTTTTTGCATTTTGTGGATTAACATTTACAAAAACATTATGAAGTGGGCTAAGTCCATGAGTTTCTGCGGTTGATACAGTAACTAAGTTTCTCTTTACTGTGCCAGTAATAACATCATAGTTTGTTGTAAAACTATGCGTATCCCCCGATCCAACAGTTCTAAATGCTAAAGTCGTTGAAGATCTATGAGTACTTGCAATACCAACAAAAGTTCCTGTTGTACCCAAACCAACTCTGACAGTAGCAATACCGATCAAATCTTCATCAATTTTGGCAACAAATAAAGTTTGCCCATCAGAGAGTGTAGTGCCGACACCTACGTTTGTTTCGTCTTGTACTATTATTCCACTCCCACCAGTTCCTGAAGAATATGTGAGTTGATCTCCAGTTCTCAGGTTGTGATTTCTAATAAAAATAGTTTTTGTTGGAATAAACTTTTGAGTCAATCCAGCACCTGGATTTGAGAAAGTAATAGTTGTACCAATACCCACACCAGAAGTTGTTCCAAGACCAACAGACTCTGAAGGATCAAAGTAGATTTGTTTGTTTAATCTGTAAGAATAATCTGTCTTAAATCCGGCATTTATTTTTATTTTTCTCGAATCTTCATACACAAATTTTCCTATTGTATGAGAAGATCCTGTTGATCCATCTACCTCTCTAAGGACTCTGATTCTTGATGACAATGGATCTACATTTAGGACCTTGATCCTTTCAGTTCCAACTTGGAGAATATCATTTTCTCTAATATTTGGATAAGACAAGTCTCCAGTAACTCTAAAATAAGTTACTATTCCAGTTGTTGCTGTATCTCCAATAGCAACTCCTGTTGTTCCAACCCCAGCTATTGTCAATCTATTAGTTTGGATTCCTGCAGAATAAAATCCCTCAATGTTAGATGAAGTTGTCGATAGTCCAGAAATTGATATTGTATCCAGATTGATAAAGTTGTGGGGATTATCTGCAAATAGTAAATATTCTCCTGCAGATTCTCCTGGATAGAATTCAACATTGTTAATAGTGCTGGAAGCAACACTAATGCTACTTACAGATCTTCCTTTCAGTCTACCAACCTTTGCATATACACTATCACCTTTAGTTCCTTCATTGTCGAATACCAGAGTTTCTCCAACTCTATATCCACTACCACCAGTAACAATACCAATACTTTCAATCGTTCCTGGAGAAACTGCAGTTATTGTTGCGGTTTGCTTTAACTCATTTGGGATATAAAGATATTCATATTGAGAATCACCCTCTATAAGATTATGAGGTTGTGTATTTCTACGCCAACCACTACTAATATCAAATGACTCTAAATTGGAGTCTGGAGTAAAGTTAAACTGATCTGGAACTCCCTTATAATTTTGTCCAACAACATATGGGAATACTGGTTTACGATATTTTTCAAAAACTCCAGACGTTTCCGAAAACTTATCATTGATGGTTGTAAAATATGCATATGTACCATTTGGAAACTCTGGTGTTATACAGAATCTACCATTGTTCTCATCAAGCACTGTATCATCAGAAACTTTTCTGTGAGTGTAATCTTCAATAAAAAATCCTTCTGGGAAAATTGATGTTGGTGGTCTATTTTCTTTAATATCTAAAGAATAACCAGATTTCATTTGTGAAATTACTCCACCATCCTTATTTCTAAATCCATATGGACCATAGATTGGATGTCCATCATAAGCAAATCCTAAAATTGGAGAATGCTTTCTTGAAGATTCTTCAATTCCATTGACTCTTCTTAAATCCTTTTCTCCATATAAAACATTGCCTGATTGATCTGATGCATAGACAATTTCTCTAAGTTTTCTGGGAGCATACAAGTGAGAATACTGCAATCCAAAATCATTAGATTTTAATCCATTAACAACAACACCATCATCAGAAGCAAAATATGGGTAATATTTTTCAAACAGATTAACTCTCCAAGATTGGATGTTTGCTTTAAACTCTGGAAGAATGCGAATAGATCCTGCTGGAATTACATCAATAGTTGTGCTATTTTGATCATATCCTGCACCAGGTTCTATTACTTTAACTGAAGTTACTGATTCGTTTTCTAAAACTGGTGTAAGAACTGCTCCAACACCACTGCCATTGATTCTAAGGTCTGGAGTTGAAAGATATCTACTTCCAGTTTTTAGAACAATAACCTGAGCTATTTTACCATTAACAATAATTGGTTTTAGTTGACACTCTGATCCAGAATCGATTGATATTTTTGGTTGCCTATCAAGATTAAGAACTTCTGAAGATCCATATCCAACTCCATTATTCTCAAGATGAATAGAAGTTACAGTTCCTCTGACAATCGGTTGTAAGGATCCCTTGAACGTCTCCAGTCCAATAGAGGATATACCAACATTACCTAAAACGGATACAGTGATTTCTGGATAGTTAAAGATATGAGTTCCAACCCCAACAGAGGTCATATTAACATATTGTCTGGTTCTATAATAAAACTCTCTATCAGAAGAAACTCCGACCTGAGATAATTTAAAAGAGTCTTTATCTATTCTTGTTACATAATATTCTGTATCTGTAGTAAGACCAGAAACGGGAGTTCCATTGCAGGTGTATTTTACTTTTTCTCCAGACTTATAATCATGGTTAGATAATACAACCAAGTTTGATGCTGTATTGATTCCAGTCGATGCTGCAGTGGTTCTTTTCTTATTTTCATATCCAATTCCAGATCTAGTAATATTAACAGATTGGATTACAGACTTCTTACTTTCAGATTGTAAAGAGTGCTTACCGATACCATAGTCGGTCAAGAATACGGTATTAATTCCTGAAATTGCATCACCTTCGGTTTTGTGAAGACGAACTGTAATGTTGTCAAGAACAGAAACATAATAAGAAGAATTTGTAACTATTCCACTAATGCCATCTTGAAGTTTAGTTCTGTATATTACTTTTTCTGCGTTTCTAAACTTGTGATAAGTTGAAAAACCAATTCTTGATTGAGTTGATGCTGTGCCAACAATAATATTAGCAGAAACTGCATCTGCGAAAAACTCTACCTCATGATTGATCAACTTCATGTTGATCTGTCCAATGGCTCCTGTGCCATTTCCACCTTCAATCTTTAACGTAGGAGTTCCAATAAAATCAAATCCAGGATCAACAACTCTTATCTCTTTGAATGATCCTGAAACTGCAAGATATCCAGTTGCTCCAGTTCCTACAGCATCATTGATTATTAAGTTTGGAACATTAATAACATCGATGTTAGTTCCGGGAGAGAGAACGTCAATACTATTAATTTTTCCGTATTTAATAATATCTTTTGACTTGTAATTAAGAATCTCTACACCATTGACCAAGATACCCGTAAATCCTGGTTTTGTTTCGGAGGTGGTTTCGTTGATTAATGGAGTGGATAATTTTCTAAGAAGTTTTTGAGGACCTAATGATTTGCCTTTAAACTCAAATGGTCTTATAGTACTGTTAGCAACTGTAACTGCATTATCTACGGAAACAAACTTTGAGTTGTAAATATCATCTCTACTTCTTGAAAACTTTAAAGTAGAAGAATTTACTCTCTTAACAAAATATAGACCATCAGCAAACAGACCGGTGTCTCTTACTTGTCTGGTGGAACTATTACCAGAATCATCAATGTATGTTTCATTAATTAATTGTGCTTCATAATAAACAGCATCTCCTGTATAAAATCCATGCTCTACACCAGGAGATATTTCAAACTCATCTCCAACAAATGTTCCTGAAAAAGAAAATACTCTTGGTGAAACGTTCGTTGGTTCAGAATCATAATGTGGTATTGATGGAGAAGAAATCAGATAATCCCCATTTTCATTTTTATATACATTGTTAACATCAGTGGAATATATTACTGCAGAAGGAAAAGTTGTTGAGGATACTTTTTGAATACTTCTTTGGATTTTATATGTTTGATTTGTATTTAATACACCTTGTCCCCTTATTTCAAAAGTTTTTTCTCCAGATATTGATACAATTTTGGTTTGTACTTTAGTTCCATTGGAGAGAATAATATTTGCAAAATCTCCAGATCTAAACTGATTTGCCACGTTTACAGTGACTTTGTAAGTGCTGTTTGAAGAATCTATTAGTTCAATTTTGCTGACTTTATACGTTGGTGCAACATTATACAACCACTTATTTGTTTTGAAATTATTTTCATTTACTCCAAGCGTTGTTACATTAACTATGCCATTATTTCTCAGATTATTTGTATTCTTTGGAAGACGTAAATCTCCCAAAACAGAATTTATTCTTACCTCAATAATCTCATCTTGATCTAAATTAGATCTTCCATAAGCAAAGGTATTAACTCCAACAACAGATCCATCAGATATGCCCAAATTTAAATTGCTAACACCATAAAATTGAGTTAGAGATTTTGAAGTATAAGATACTACACCAATACTGTTGTTTGAATAGTTAAAATAAAGTTCTCCTGTTGTTCCAAATCCAACGGTTGAATCGACATCAAGAACTGTAGATCCAGCAGCAACTTGACCAATTACTCTTGTCGTTGGATTTGCTCTGAACTGACCATAAACAGATCCGTCTACTCTAATGTCTTTATCATATCCACCATCAATACTGAGTTTATAATAGGTCTTTCCATACCCAACAGATATTTTTTCAACATCTGTAATTGGAGCATATGCTTTTCTTATATTTGTTCCAAACTTATATTCATCTTGATATAAAGTAGCATTCTTTAAATTTTCTGGATCTCCTTGAATTGCCTCTACTACTAATTGATTTACAATTTGATATTGAGCATTTGATGGAGTGAACAGAAAATCTTTTGGTTTTACAATCTTTACTTCTTTATTATAAAGTGCTTTGAATAATATTTCAAAAGAAATATCTGTACCCTTGCTCAGATAAAAGTCTTTTGCCTGCTTTATAAAAAGATTTTGATTGAGATCTGAAGTTAGTTGCTTGTTTTGCAATCCAGGCAAAACTTGATGTTTTGTTTTAAGTAAAAACTGCTTTAAGAATAAGCAACTTAAATTGGTAATCGTTGACTGATCCTTGTGATCATCCGATTCAGTTTCTTTAAAAACTACTTCTTCTTTATTAATTTCACTTCTATATGAAGTTATTCCAACAAATCCTCTAATACATCCAGTGAAGGAAAAATCAGTTTTTCCTGTATAAGTTATTACTTCATCATTTATTTTTAAAAGACCATAAGAGTTTGGAAATCCTATGGTTCCACTTGGAGACTCTGTAGGATCCACAGGAATCGTTGTTGCATCAAAATCAAGATCTCCTTTCAATACAACAGATTCTGTGAGATTTGTTGTATTATCTAACTTAATATAACGATCAATATTCTGAATTAAGTCAACAGGTCCACCTTGATACTCTTGTCCAAGATAATACTGCTTTAAAACTTCTGCTATTAGTGGGAAGTCCTCCCTTACAAATGTAGGAAGTTGATTTGCTACAATAGTATTAAACTGAACTCTGGTTTCTGTCATTTTATGAATCTATCGTCTTAGTATGAAATTGAACCTGATGAAGATGCTCCAGCTGTTGATACAGTTGAAGATGTATTTGTGTTTGGAGTGGTTGTCGGAGTAGATGAACTTGATGTTGTGGTAACTGAGGTTTCAGGTCCACCTTGACGAACTAAGTTTCCATTAGGATAACTAGAAGACACAATGTAATTGGAAGCAGAAGGATCCAATCCAGAAGAAATTTCGTCTACAATAGTTTCATAGTTACTGCTACTATTATCTAGCTGCAAATAAAGATCCTGTAATCCGACAACATCATTTGAACTTGGAGTTGCTTCAATTTCAATGATTGGTTGCCCATCCTTAAGTTTCGCATCAGTAATGTTGACTGGGTTAATTGTTATTAAACCACTACTATAATTAATAATTCCCACATTTCTCCTAACAATAGTTGGAGATTGTGAACCAAGACTGGGAACCCTAAAGAAAAACAGAGATCCAGTTACTCTGTTTGTATCTGGAACATCTGCCAAATAAACATTTTCTTGTATTCCAGCAACTCTAAATGCACTGGTTTTAATATTATACCCATTTAGTGATTTGATATGAAAAGCATTACCAAATGCAATTTGATATTCTGCAAATGCATTTGCAACGATTCTTAAATCTCTTCTCATCGAAATAGTCGTTATATTTGAAGTAATTGATTCATGACTATCATCAATGATTTTCAATAATTTACTATACTTAAGTCTAGCACCATACTTATTTAATTCTGATGATTCCGAGTACTTTGCAACGTTATTTTGAACAATTGACGACACAAATGCGGAAGATGGTGCAAGATTTGTGTTATAGTAAATTTTACTATTGACTTCTAAGTAAAGATATTTAAGATCAAGTATTTCTGGAACAATTCCTGCAACAGAATACTTTTTAAGTTTTCTTTTGATATTTTCTTTAATCAGATTTGGGATAAAATCTCCAAATCTTGGTTTTATGCTGATAAAAACTTTGCCGTATTGAGGGGGAACTAATTCTTCTCCACCAAAAACAGAAATAGACTCTGTTTCTGGATATATTTTTGAAGGAATTATTGATTCATAATCATTTGAGGTTAATGCTCTGTTTTGTGATGCATATATTCTTGGAGCAAACTTTTTAATTGATTCAACTCCCTCAATAGATTCACCACCTCTAGCAGTAAGTCCTGTTGTCAACAGAGAAATTCCAGTAGTAACAGAATATTCTTGAGAATTTCTTGTATATACTAATCTACCTGCAAATGTGAAGGAATTGATTCCGTTTGCAGAATCTCCGTTTGATGTGATGTAATCTACCGTAATATAATTGTTGTCTTCAAGTTTTTTCCCAAAAATACCATCACCAAATATGACTTGATATCTTTCATCATCAACTTCTTGCAAATAATATACTTTAGAGTCGGACTTGACTTCAAATAAACTATCTTGACGACTATATTTTACACTTCTTGTGGATGATTGGTTTGGCCTTACTGTTACTCCAATCAAATCGGTGTCAATTCCAATATTATCTAATATAAACTTCTGTTCTGGATTTCTAGCATTATATGTAAAATTAGAGGTTAGTAAACTTCCCTCATAAATTGGAATATTGTTAAATTCTGCAATTCCATCATAAACTGGAACCGTTATATCGTCTAAAATAGAAAAGACAAAGGATTGTCCACCAAAAGTTCCTGCAGCAGTGGCAACAGGTCCTTTTTTAAGGGTAATTGTTGCTGGTGTAGGAGTAATATTTGTTGTACTAATGAAAAATGTTATTGTTGCCGCAGCAGCTTTTCTTGATCTTGGCAAATATCCGATATTTCTTGCAAGAGAAACAACATTTTCTCTTAATGTTGCACTATCAATAAAAACCTCATTTGCGACCATGTTCGCATTGTATGAGGTAATGTAGGTATTGTATGCCAGAACATCAAGTATTGCTGAAAGGTTTGAACCCTCAAAATCATAGTCGGTGAAATTGGAGTTTTCCTTCAGATATTCTCTGAGTGTTGTTTTAACCTGATTAAAATCCAGGTTAGTGAAATTAGCTAACGGCATTTTTTACCTTGTTGGTTGCAAAACAAATTGTAACTCTTGTGGAGACACATCTGCTCCAATAATTTCATAAACAATGGTCACATTAAACTCATTGCTATCATAGTTTGGTGTAACATTAACTCTTTTTACGTCAACTCTTGGTTCGTAATTTTTTAATGAAGATTTAATCTCACCTCTTATAATAGAAGCAGAAATATCATTTATATTCTCAAAAAGAGATTCACTTATCCTGGATCCGAAATTTTCGTTAAAAAACTTCTCTCCAGGATTTGTAAGAACTATGTTTTTTACAGAACGAGCAATCGCAGATTCATTTTTGAGCGCAATCAAGTCATTTGTCAGAGGATGTCTCTGAAAAGTCATGCTAATGTCTTTAAACCCCTGACTGACTCGTTCTAAAGGCACAAAAATAGAGCAATTATAACTTATTTATTAGGGTATCTAATCAAAATTCGTTCAGTGGGATGGGTTCAGTGCCATATTCCCAGTCATCATAATCTTCATCATTACGAATTTTTTCATGAAGTTCGTTTTGAACGTGAAAATCGTGTTTTTTGGGTGTTAAATCATCATTTGCAATCTCACGGAGCATTTTTTGATGCTGATGATTTGCCAAATTGTCTAAAAAATCGTGTTGAGTGCTCATTTTTCGTCCTCTTGAGGTAAATTTTCTCTTTCTTTAGCAGTTTTCCAGAAATATTCGTCCTCACGACCCATTCCGAGTCGTTCAAAACCATTTTCAACTTGATAATAACGAGTGGAAACCTTAAAATCGGGCATTTTTGGTTCAACAGGAGTCAAACTATTATCAAAAATACGCATTCTATTGTTTGGATAGAGTGCATACTGTCCATTATTCAGTTCAATAAGGTTATGAGACTTATGTTCAGCTGGATTCTCTGCAGTATAGCAGTCAATTGCATCAATGTCTTGATGATAATTGTCTAAAGTACACACATAGGTGCCTTTTTGAGTACCAAAGTCTCTTGTGTATAGTTCATAGTCCATACTACCAATAAATTGCTTCTGAACAGCAACTACACCATAGTCCATACAGTTCCAGAACTGTAGGTTGGGAAGGTCCAGATCGGGGTCTGGAAGGACCGGAGACGAGAGAAACGCACTGATAGGTAGTTTATCATACATTGCAGCGTATTCTGGTAAATACGTCTCAAAATAAAAAGTGCGTCCAGGTATCGACTTTGCCGATACCCAAACGCCTTTAACAAATTCACCATGACCACTTTGATGGTCAGTAAGATATTCTTTTCGTACCCATACTTCAACTGAAGGTAGGTTACAGATAAGAGCAGACATTAAATCAACGTAACTGTCTTATTTACCCTGCCCACGATAACGTTTCTTTGCTTTATTACGAGAAGTC